TCAGGTTTGGCACAGGTGGCAAGTATTAGAGCACAACCTTATCAACGAGGTGGAAATCCTAAGGTGGGTGAACCAGCATTGGTAGGTGAAGCAGGACCAGAGGTTATTGTTCCAAGACAACCAAGCACAGTTATTCCAAGAGAAGTAGCAACTGCAATACAAAATATGGGTGGTGGTAACAGTGAACCAGTCCAAGTAAACTTTAACATTACAACAACAGACGCTAGAGGGTTTGATCAATTATTAGTTGAACGCAGAAGCACTATTGTTGGTATTATTAACCAAGCGATGAACAGTCGTGGTAAAACAGGAGTAACAGTGTAATGGCATTCATAGGTGACTTTCCACAGGATCCAGGTTTTGTTACTGCTAATTTTAGACAGCAGAATATTACAAAGAAAACAGAAACTGCAAGTGGAAGAATTTTAAGAGCGACAAACGCAACAACAGTATGGAAAGGCACATTACAATTTCCACCAATGACTGTTGCAGAATTTAAACCAATCCAAGGTTTTCTTGCTAAGTGTCAAGGTAGTCTAAATGAGTTTGATTTAATCATTCCCACTGTTAGTTCAACTGCTAGTGCATTATATTCACAAAATACATATGTAAGCACAGACGCCAGTGCAGGAGCAACTAGCGTAACCGTTACATCAGATCAAACAAGTGCTACAATATTAAAAGCGGGTGATGTAATTCGTTTTCCTAATCATACAAAAGTTTATATGGTTACAGACGATGTTACTACTAGTGTTGGTGGCATTGGCACAGTTAATTTTCAACCTAACCTAGTAACAGCAGTCAATACAGATAGTTCAGGTGCAACAATCCAAGTAACTAATGTAGAGTTTAGAATGATACTGGTTGGTGACTTACAAGAATTTGGTTACAGAACAGATGGACTTGTAAACTATGAATTAGATGTTCAAGAGGTAGTATAATGTCAAGAGGTTTGACAAATACACAGAATACATACTTGGCAAGACAGGCGCTTGTTAGTTTTGTATTCATCAATGTCAATGATACCTACTATTATACAGATGCACCTTTTAACATTGTATTTGATAGCAACACCTATGAAGAACAAGACAAATTTTTAGGTATTTAAGAAACATCAGAAAATTCAGAATTAAATGTAACAAATGTTTCAATGACATTCAGTGCATTGGATCCTACTACTGTTAGCAATATTGCTAAATCAGATAACATCAATCAACCTGTTACTGTATGGCGTGCAATTTGGGACCAAGAAACAGATACACTGATTGGTGACAGTGCAGGTGATAATGCTGTTATGATATTCAAAGGTAGAATATCAGGTTACAGAATACAAGACGCAAGAGACACTGCTACTATAACACTACAAGTTGACAGTCAGTTTACAGACTTTGAAAAAGTAAACTGTAGACGCACTAACATGGATAACTTCCAGCGTGAACATTCTAATGATTATTCAATGGAGTTCAGTCATGAAACTCTTAGCGATCTCAAGTGGGGTAAACCATAATGATTAGAGCATTTGAACCATCAGACATGAATGAAATAATTGCGTTGGCAAGAGAAAATGCCAAGGAAGCAAATGTTGATAGCATACTGCCAATTGATGATGTATATTTTACTAAGACACTCAAGAGTCTTTTAGTAAAGCATAATAATCACTGTATCGTAGCAGAACACAATGGTAAAATTGTAGGTTACAGTTTAATTGGATTTATTACAAAAGTTTGGAATAACACACTGTATGGTGATGTGTATTTCTTTTATGTGCATGAGTCAATTAGAAACAAATATTTTGCAGACGCACTGTTTGACTCAACAGTAGACGCTTGTAAAAAAGCAGGATGTCGTTGGATTGAATGGAGTGTTAATTTATTTGACGATAAGTTTACAGGTGCAGAATCGTTTGTTGAAAGAGCATCAACATATTTTGAACACAGAGGTGGTAACCACTGTGGCAATATGTTTGTATATGATTTGGAGCATAACTAATGGGTGGTGTAGTAAGAGCAATTGGTGACATTGTTGAAGGCATCGTAGGTGCTGTTGTTGGCATTGTTCAAAGTGTTGTTTCATTTGTTGGCGATGTTGTAGGATTTTTATTTTCGCCCTTTGGTGCTTTTGATGTTCCTACAGGTGCAACAGATCAACCAGACAGGGTAGCGGGTGGTGTTACAGTTACAAAGAACGGCACCAATGTTGCTATACCTGTTGTTTATGGATTTAGAAGAATTGGTGGTAGTTTGATATTTGCGGAGTCGCATGGACCTAGAAATGAATATCTAGTTTGTGTCTATGCACTATGCGAGGGAGAAATAGAAGGTATCAAACGGATTTTTATTGACGATACGCAACTACCACTACCTACACAAAGTGAAACTATTGCCGCAGGACGCAATCAAACCTATAAAGGTGTAAGCGGTGTTCCAGGTGGCGATGATAGTGCAAAAGGAATATACCATCTAGAAAACTTTTCACAGGATTCAAGATATGCAGAACTAGTTAAGTTTCAAATTTCAAATGGAACAGAAACAGGACTTAATTCTGCACTAGCAAATGGTGATTATATTCCAGGTGGCATTACCACAAGTTGGAATGCAAAAAGAAGACGCTTACCAGGTGTTGCATATATTGTTATGCAATTCAAATATCCAAACCTAACTATTGATTCCAATCCTTCACAAGAAGAGATTGATGCTAATCCTTTCAAAGGCGGATTACCACAAGTTAAGTTTGATGTATTAGGTAAAAAAGTATATGACATTAAAACTGCAACAGCAGGTGTAGAAAATGTAGTTGACTCATATGCTAACCTAACCAAGCGTTATACAACCTGTCCATCAAGTTGTTTATTAGATTATCTAATGAATCCAAGATATGGTTGTGGACTAGGTCCTAGCGATATTAACGCAGAAGCATTTCGTCGTGCAGGTGAAAAACTAAACACAGATATTTTATACTACAAAGAAAGCGGACAAGAGTTTAGAGGTCCTGCTATGACTATGAATACTGTGGTTGACACTAACAATAAACTAATGGACAATGTTAAACTGTTAGTAGGTGGCAACAGAGGTATTTTACCATATATAAAAGGACGCTATAAATTAAAAGTTGAAGACGCAGGTAGTGATAGTGATGATATTACATCATCAACTGTTAATATTGCATATCAAGTAAACAGCGATCATATCATTGGCGGTATTACACTAGATGGTGAACGCAAGAATACAAAATTTAACGAAGTTATTATTAACTTTGTAGATCCTGATAAAGAATTTACCAATCAACAGGTAGTTTATAATGTAGCAAGTGACAAAACAAATGACAATGAAAAATTAGTCAAAGAGTTTACATTCCACACTGTTACAAATTATTCAATTGCTGAAAAGATGGCAATTATTATCTACAAGAAAAGTAGACAACAAAAAACAATCTCATTCAAAGCGACACAAGAATTATTGGATGTAGAAGTTGGCGACATTATTGATATTACAGACAGCATACTAAATTACACGAATAAGCAATTTAGAGTGGTAGACTTAAAATTAAGTCCAGACCTAACTGTTAATGTTTCAGCGGTAGAACATGACACTGCGTTCTACCCACTTGCGGAGGGGACACCATATATTGTGGCGCCGCAAGTCTTTGCGCCAGACGAAATCGCTCTCAACCCACGGGTAAGAGCACTTCCTACATATCCAATAGGAATTGTGCCGCCAGATGATGAGGATAGTGCTGGCGCAATCACTAATCCACTGCCAATACAACCAGATGGTGTTGTAAGAGCAATAACAAGTTTTGAAGCAAATCCACCAGAAAGGGTTGGCAACAATGTTATTAACCAATTAGAAATTGACCCAGTAAATGGTGGATATATTGCAGATGGTTGGCGCCCTGTTGTATTTTCAAGCACAAGTGGTTGGGCACAACATAATCCTGCACATCCTAAAATTAAAAGTGCATATGACATAAAATATCCAGATGGTGTTAATTCAGCAAGGGTTGGTAGCACAAAGGTATCAGGCACACCTATATTATTTTGGGATGATACACTAATGTATACGCAAAATATTCTAGGGTGTTTCTTAGCACCAGGCCTGCCTAAACTAACAGGATTATATGGTGTTAATTTCAAGTTCTATGATGAGAACGCACAAGAAATTGATAGCAAATCCTTTAGTGCTTTACCAGGACATAACTTCTTTATTGAATTCAGTTATACATCAGGTAAAACAACAAACAGAATTAGATATGTAAAAGTCAATTGGTTAAAATGGACTGATAGAAATATCTATGTGCCAGATGGTAGTGATCTAGGCACAACTTATACATACTATGATCCTAAAACAAAAAGAAATACATCAGGTAGAAACCTAGAAGCGTATTTGAATTATATTCTTGTTGATCCTAAATCTAGACTAGGTAATTATATTGGTTCTGCGGATCCTAATAATCCTATATTTTCAACAAGCGTGGATCTAAGCGGAGGTTAAGATGGCGGGCAACGGTTATTTTGCAGAAGGACGATATCAACCTAAGAGCACAGAAACTTGGGCAGACCTAACAGGTGGTTGGGATACTTATAATTCG